CTGGCCTTATTTTTAGCCTCTATCGCTTCCAATAAAGCCTTATCTAGTTTATCTTCTAATTCTGAAATCTTAGAATTTGCCTCTTCTAGATCGCCCCTTCTCTGTTCGTCTATACGCTCGCTCAACTTAGAAACTTTCACCAATTTACCAGACAACTCTTCAACCTTGCTTTCCAGCAGGGTTATCTTACCTCGAAGATCAGCATTTTCCTCTCTGATCTTCACATCTTCTTCTTTGACTATTTTTTCTCCTGGAATGTCTTTTAAAATAACATCCAATATAGATATAGCCTCATCTATTGATTTGTATTCCCTTCCACCCATTAAATTTCTTATTGATTCAATCATTGGATGACCTGAAATTTTTCTTTCAATCTCAAGCCAACATTTACTATTCATTGCTTCAGTAAGTGCATCATCCCTCTCTCGATTAGCTTCCGAAACCTCTAATTCACTGGCTTTAATGGCTGCCCTTACATCGTTTTCATTTGGATCTTTATTATAAGATCCAACCAAGTCTGCAACCGCAGACAATATAGCCTTTGCACCAGAAATCTCAGGATCCGATGAAACTTCCTCCATTATCTGATCTCTTACAACTTTTTTCAAATCAGCTAATTCATCACGTAATCGTCTCTCAAATTTCTCAGAAATATCCTCTGGAATATTCTCATTAGATTTATTACTATCAGAACCTTCAGATAATACAGAATCATTACCTTTTCTCAGTGAATCTGCAACCTCAGGAAATTCATCAAGAAACATTTTAGCTAGTGTTGGATCATCAACATCTTCAGTATAAATACCAGGAATAGCTGTTTTAACAGCAGGATCAGCAACAAAATCATATGTTTTCAATACCAGATCTTCCTGAACTTCCTCTGCTTCTGATTGACCCTTATATGGCGCAGTAGATCCCCATGCCCTACTTGAAACTCCAACTTGAACATCAGCCTCAATAAGAGCTTTTAATGTCTTTCCTTCTGGTGTGTTTAATATCTCTGCCTCACCAATTACAAGACCATCTTTAATTGTTAGTCCTGTAATTACATGACTAACTCTCTTGAGTGATGTTTTACCGTCATTAGGATGATCTAATTCACCAAGGATTCTCCTATTGGATATATCCTCCTGTAAACGATCAATTTCTCGCTGCATTAATTTTTCTGGGTAAACCCTACCATTCTGCGTTGGAACACCACAACGACCAAATTCCCCTCTTGCTATTACTTTTCCGCCACTAACCCCTTCAACCAAGGACAATTTAACAGGTGATGATTCAATTAAAAGATTACGTTTCATATTATTACCACTTTCTCCATCTTTTAAAACGAAGCCCAGATTTTCTAGCGAGTGGATTTCGGTCAAGTTTTCTCTTCGCTTCAGGAGATATTTTTCGCCTTGTCTTATTACCATCAAGACTCAAACTCTTTAACGGTGATACATAACCAATCAATTCCAATCTCCCTGATCTATAAGCTGTCCTTCTTTTCCGCTTACCACCCGATATATCGGTCTTCTTTTCTGATAAGCGGTTTAATCGTTTCCCAACGTACTACTATCATCTAATCTATTTATAGACTTGGTGATAACATTCAATATCGGACTCAACTCCTCAATGAACTCATCATCATCCATTACATCCTCTTCTAATCTACCCGCTTCATACGTATCGATAATAGAATCAACAGCTTCAGTATATATATCAGCAATTGTATCTTCACAAAATTCTTCGTTTAGAAAATCAATAATATTAATTATTCTCTCTATTATTTCATCTCTAACCGTAATACTTGACCCAGAAACACTTTCAGAAATTTGCATCAATTCTAGGGCCAATGGAGACATGGTCTCGTCCATTTTTGAATCTTCTGATCTTAAACCAGTTCGTCTCCTTTCTACTCTCGTAGATTTCATCTGAGACATGGTACCATGACCACTCCTACTCCATTTTTTCTTTTTACGTCTCTCCTTGGAAAGCTTCCCCATTCCACCAGCAACAATATGAGATGGCCTACAAACAGGTCTTCCACCACCAGTACTCACAGCCCGTTGTCCCTTTGGACATTGAAACGATATCTTCCTTGCCGTAGAACCAGCCTTAAAGCGTCGTTGTCTGCTTGCAACACCCTCTTTAAGCGCATTAACTACCCGTTCTGCTTGCTCAAGAATCCCAGCATCATCTTCTGGTATTTTCTTGGAGGATAATCCATCCAAAATTTGATTCAAATGATCTTCATCAATAGTATCCAGCGGTAAAGCCTCAATCCTATCAAAAAGCTCCTTGGTGACATATTCACCATCAAAAGAAATGGCATCATCATCTTCATTAACCACATCAGAGTTTTCCTCTAAAATATCACCGGTATTTCCAGAAGAATCAGAATCATCTTCTTTATCTTCTCCTAAAATACCAGACATCTCAGCAGATCTCTGAGTAGTAAGCATCCCTAATGATTGAAAGTCTTCCTCTAGCGTTGTCCCAATTCGATTCATCACATTTACTCCTTGTTGTTGTTTGATCCCATTTTTGCCTTAACATATTCAGCAACCAGGATCATACTTCTTGCTCGATCAGCCAATCTGTCATGCGTCTTGGCAATTATGGGCAAATCTTTTTTACCCAACAACTTTTCGGCCTTCTCAAGCAAGCCAACAAGGGCTTGTGCTTCACCATTCAACGATTCGCAGACAGCACCTAAGAAATCATTACCATGATTCTGTATCTCTTTGCAACTTTCTATTACATTTTTATAGCATTTTTTTATAATGCCAATCGATTCTCTTATTTCGCTTTCAAAATCCTGTATTCTATCCTCAGGTAATTTTGAATATCTAGTCCTTGGTACGTTACCACTTAACTCTCTTATTTTTCCGTAAAGTGAAGTACGAACTCTTTCTATATTCGCATCATACATCCTACTCCATGTATTAGGAATAATAGATTCATCTATCTTAGAAATAACATCTGATATCCAAATATCATCTTCCTCTCTTATAAATGGTATCAACTCGCGAACTCGAGTTCGCGACACAACATCTCCCTCTAAGATACTCTTGGTGATAACTTTTAATTCTCTAGCGACATGAATGGGTATATCCTCATCCTCAATTATTTTTAATGATCTACATGCCCTATCACTGATAATTTTAATATCACCACTTTCATCCATAGAAAAAGAAATTTTCCTTGGCTTTCCATCGTGAAATGCTATTAAATAATCCGAAAACGTGGCAATTATATTCAGTTCATCATTATACTCTTCTTGAATATAATCCTGTATTAATCCCATTTGGTATTCCATGCTATCAGTTGTTACTTTTTCTAACATCGAACCTTGAATATATGACATAAAAATCTCCTGTCTTATTTTAAACCATGTATACGTCTAACATTACTATCCACAATTCTCATTCTTCTCTTAGAATACGAATCCATTTCCTCTAGTTTTTTTATCGCCAAATTAGATTCTTTCATATATTTAGTTATCATTTCTGATAACTTTTTAATTTCACCTGAAACATTTATACTTTCTTGCTGAACACCAGATGCATCTGTTGGTGCAACTTCAACTCCAGGATATCTCGTTTGTATTAATGATGCAATTCTGGCTTGATCAAGTGCATCTCGCTCATCTTCTGATGCTTTATCATTAACCACTGCAACAGCATCATCCTGACTTAAATGCAATATTCGTTTAACTAACCACTCTTTGGGTAGCAATGAAGATAATGTTTCTATCAACCCAGCTTGGGCATTCATAACTTCTATCTGTTGAAGTTCAAATATGGACGATGGCATCGTCATACGTGTATCCCATTCTGATTTATCTGGATCTATATTAATAGCCGCCAAATGAACACGTATAATCTGTCTGATACCATTTCTAAATTCACGTTGAATTCTCATACAGGTTCTAGCAAACCTAACATCCTTTTGCGCTAATCCCTGATCTGCCTCTGCATCACCACCATAATAACTCCTTGGTATTTTTATGGACGTGAACATTTTATCTCTAAAATATTCGATATCCTCCATAGATTGCCAATCTGGACCTGAAAGGACATCAACTCTAGTTGAATCTTTTCCACTCCTGGTTGGTATCCAGACATCATCCTCTGGACTAAGTGGATTATTCCTAAACTCAAGTTCTCCGGTTGATGGATTTATAAGAGTTCTTTTCTTATATTGTCGTCTTACCTTCTTCACCAAGGCCATCGCCTCATCTGGAGGCAAATCCCCCGTATCTACATAAAATGCATATCTACCTGGACTCCTAGTAAGTTTATAAACCAATGCTGTATCTTCCAACATCGCTAGTCTTTTCCAGATCCACCTAGCCGCATCAAGGATAGAATAACCATATAATGAACGAACAAATTTTGACTGTAATCGCCAGTGAACAATTTCCCATGTTTCAAAGAAAATCATTCCTCTTTCTTCACATTGCTGTTTTAATTTTGATTTGTCTTCTATAGACAAAGATTCTATATTAAATCTTCCATTCAAATCTTGTATATATCCAACCAAATTTCCCTTTACAGTAACCAATCTTCTCATAGTCGGTACTGGTAAGAAATTTAAACCAACAACACCAACCTCTGTCGTAACTATTTCAGCAAAACAATTCCCGTATTTGCATAACGTTCTTACTGCCAACCAAATATCTTCCTCGATACGTATACGTCTATGCAAACAATCATCTATTATGTCCATCAAAAACGTATCTTCAGATTCAGCCCATATAGTTCTTCCGCGTAAATTATCAGTAATTGTTGTATCATCCGCATATATATCTAGAGCTGACTGAAGTTCCGGATAATCATCCATATTCTCATAATCAACATACCTGGCCATTAAATCCTGGTCCATGGTCAATGCTGCTTTTAAATTATTATATGAAGAATTAGCAGAGACATCGAACATGTTTCCATTAGGATCGTCAAAAGAATAACCTTTTCCAGTTTCTGAAATCTTACTACTTTTATCACTATCAAAAAGTTTTTTTATCCGATCAATCCATTTCATATGTCTAATCTCCAAATAATATAGGCAGAAAATCTTCTCTGCTTATGCCTTCTTTGGCAGCATTTACATCATCTATGTCAACTTTATCAGCAGGAATCAACGGGGTTAACCACGAATATTCATGGTTAGCAATTGACGATTTTGCGGCTCGACCTTGAAGTGGCATCATAGACGCCGACGTCTTCAAGCCATGTATTACCCCTGCAACCGAATCACTCACATCCTTGCTTCCAGCCAAAGGATGATCTATCTTACCAACAATTCGATCATACTCCAGTTTTTTAAATTCTTCAATGAAAGGTTTATAATAATAAATTTCTATTCTATTTTCATAAAATGCCGATTTTAATTCATCGTATGGTTCAGTAGAGGTATCCATCGATATAACATGTGGCTTTATCCCTTTTCTGGAAACCTGTTGGTGCATTTCAACATGTTGATAGGTGTCAGAACTAAAACCAATAAATTTAAATCCGTGAATCATAAAATCATATATCATTACCCTTATATCAGGCATATAAATCTGTTCTGCTGGTGGTGGATTTATCCTAAGCATGAAATCAACAATATAATATGGTGCTTGATCCACATGAGCATTCCCTTCTATATCTCGCTTAACAACCTCTACCCACCTATCGATATGACCTATCGCCAAACCAGAACTATCACCAGAAGTAGAAGTATCTACATGACACCAACGCATAGCTGATGGATTTCTACGTGGCATAAATGCTCGCTCAGTAAATCCACCTGGTAGTTTTCTCTCTATTTCAACAACCAATGAATCCCAATTCATTGTTCCTGGCCCACCTGCAACCCACTCTTCCCTATTAAATGGATGTATAATATCCGTCCTGATACATGCAGTAATCATTTTAGGTCTTTGAACAAATTGAGAAATCGCTTCAGTAGCAAAACCAGCTATATCACGCAACGATCCTTCCATATTCGATTCAAAATCATCATGAAATTCGATTGGAATATCCATGATAAATGCATCATTGGCTTCCAAATATTCATCAGTTATTGAATCATATTCATCTTCCCTTAATATTCGTGATTTAGTAGCCGATGTGGAACACAGAACATAAAAATATTCACCACAAAATTCTGTATCTGGCTTTGCTGTCCATTGAGTATGATCACGTACAAAAACACCCGAATCTTCTCTACTATCTCTGAGTTTTCGCTCTATAAAAGATTCCGTTGTAGCCGCAGATGAAGCTAAAATAACCATACCTGGAAACCCACCACCAGCTTTTTGAAACCTAGACTTTATACGTCTAAGAAGACCACGATATATTTTCTCTACAATATCAAAGTGTGCAGCTTTTACCTTCTGTCCAAATGCTGTAGAAATTTGCTGACCTTTCCGCTTTGGTGGAAAGTTTGTCTCATCTAACGCTGCAGTAAAAACATTCGAACCAAGAATTCTATCGGAACCATATGAACCTATTGTCATTCTAATATTATGAGGAAACAATGTGTATTCCTTTTTCATATTAGGACAAAACTTGGTCATAAAATATGGTGATTCTTTTATCTTATCGTCAACAGCTGTTTTCATGATCTCACGAGCCAATGTGAGATTTTTAGAAACCAAAGGAATCACCATTTCGCTACCAGATGACAACCCAAACGTTTTCTGTGGTGATATCATGCAGGATAATTCATATAATATCCTGCAAATGGCTATAGACAGCATGAACGTCTTCCCTACACCAATTCCACCCGTGAACACAGCCTCTCTATATGGACGTTCAAATAGTTCCACTAAATCCTCTTTAAGTACAGGATACAAAGTACTACAAGATTCTCCAAGAAAATATGGATCCTCTAAAAACTGCTCCATTGGTACAGGAATCGTATGATAAACATGACCAAATAACCCCTCTCTAATTAATTCTTGGTTCTCTAACTCTTCATCACCAAGAATTTTCGCTAATTCTTTTTCATCTGGTGTTAAATTCTCACGTATTCTATCTACAGTATCTAAAGCCTCATCAAAAGTCGTATATGATCTCTTTCGACCATTCTTACCTATTACAATCATTTTTTAACAACTTCTATATCAACAATATCTCCTGCCTCTTCTCTGGCTTTCAAACTCGCAGCATCCTGTGCAGCTTTCAAATAAGCTATAACCCTTGCTCTACTAACAGGATCAGCCATAGCCCTAGCAGCATTATCACCATATTTTAATTTTATTTCTTCTAAACGTTCTGGTGATATTGAAATGGTACCAAGACTTCTTTGTCCAGAAATACCCAAATCCATCTTGATCATATGCATTGTTCTAACTGTATCGATTAAATTCTTAGTCGCATGTCGATGTTCTTGATCCAAATATCCTGTCATACGAAACTTTGCATGCCCTACATCAAATTCATATTTTAATGCGTCATACAGATCGTCTAGTCTTCTAAGCTCCTCTAATTTATCGGTGTATTGCTTTCGAGCATCAATTATAATGTGAGGTTGCCTACTCACCAACACATCCGCTGGCAAAATATCTCTTCGATATCTCCTTAATGTCTCTATCAAAGATTGTTCTTTGATGTCGCCATATTCGCCTTGATCTTGAATAAACTTGGCTACTGCTGGGGCAGGATATCCATGTGAAAGCATTTCATGGATATGTTGAAAACATCTCAGTTTTTTTAGCCGAGAAAACCGCTCTTTCTTAGTATCTTTATCCATCTTGCAGCTCCATCAACAGAAACGAACTCGAGTTCGCCTATCTGGCAACACACAGTCCACCTCTATTATACGCAATTACAAAATTGCTGCAAATAAATGATGAATACGAATACTATTTTTTATTATTTATATAATAATATCAACCAATTTCATCTATAGAAAAAACAATCCCCCTACAATATTGATCCATACCATCATAAATATCAAACATAGAATACTCTATATCCTCAGAAGAGAAATCCCAAACAGGATCAATACCTTTTTTTACTTTTACTTTTATTTTACCTGATGTTATTAAATCAAACTCTTCATCACTGTAAATAACACCCCTTTCTGAAAACCAAACATCATATTCTGTACCATTTTTAAATGAAATCTCCTCAACTACTGCCCCACGAACATAGATAATATCATCCTTTGCATATAAAATCACAAAACCATTCCGCTGAGCCTCAATCTCATAATTAAACGGAATATCATCACTCCTATCCATGTCATCAATTTTCCAAGAAAAATCAAAAATATCCATAATTCCTCCTACATCTAGTAAGACATCATAACCATCATTATTACATGCTAAATATGATTTGTCAAGAAAAGTGTTCGGACATAGACATTCGGCGGGGAGTTAAACATCTATGTGTGATGGCTCCGAACAAGCCATGATTTCAAAACATTTTGAAACCACCAGGATCACTTTGCGCCTCCACCAGGGTGCTTTTATGGTCGTCCCAAGACCAAAAACATATCCTTTTATAAGTTACACATGATTGTCATATATTTTACGAATAGTCAACATTTTTTTCTTAAAAAATACAGATTTCCACAATTCACACACTCAAAAATATCAACCGCTATACCGGATATATAAGATCCAGATAGTTGCGCTGCGGTAATCCTTGCTGGCAATCTCGCATATGAAACTTCTCCAGAACAACTAATCTTATCATCATCATGTATACTAATAATACCACTTTTTTTAGGATACAGATGTTTCAAATCTCCGTTGCAATTAGGACAAAAATTCAACATTTTATCCCTCTAGTCCAGCAAGTATTGTTGTTCTTCCAACTGGAATACCGCCACCAACTGCACGATCAAGTGCCAAACTTCCGGTAAACATCCTATCCATTGTTTTCTTACCTGTACATATTTCTTCAATAGACAAAGAACTAAATTCAGGTGTTCGCATTGGATTTTCATATCTATTTTTAGCAAAAATTTTACGTAGAAACCTAGGACCACTAATATTCAAACATGCATCAGACATAATTTTCAAACTAATGCATTGTGCGATATACAAAGGAAAAACCTTTTCATCATATGAAACAACTAAAGGAGCATCCCTTAGTCTATTTCCTAGATATCCTTTCGCAACTTTGTTACTCCACAAATGATAATCCTTTGGAGAACAGATACACGTTGCAATATGGAATTTTTCAAAATTTTTATCCACATTCATGATACCTATACCGATACCATATTCTCCAATTTCAGAAAAAACCTTAAACAGATATACCTTATCCCTGTTATCCGTTATGAATTTTACCCCTTCCTTCATAGACTCTCTATGAAGACGCTTCACGTATGATTTCAAATGCGATTTCTCCAACCTGGAAATCAGATCCTCTATCGTACTTGTTGAATCACCATCTTTCATTTTTCCTAAAATCTTCTTTGCAGATTCCTCAGCCTGCAACCTGATTACACTTTTATTGTTCTGATCAACTTCATCCATTTCTCTGTCTCCTTTTTAAAAAACAAATCTACAAAAATTACCATATGCAGCACCATTCACCTGCTAAACTGACCATTGGGGTCCCAACCCCATATGCTATCTACTTACACCATGCCGCATCGTAGGCTGAACAGGAATCGAACCTGCAATTGTGGTCTATCTTATTTGTTTTTATCCAGTAGCCACTTTGTTTCGCTGGATACGCGCGTCTACCTTTCCGCCATCAGCCTAAAATATTCTTATAAAGTTTAAAAACACATCAATATATAAATAAATTATGCACTCCCATAATGAAATGAATAAAAACAATCAATATCCTCATCAATATCAAATCCAAGATTAGCCAACATCAATATATCCTCTCCTGAAACACTATCAGGACTCACATAAACATATAAAACATCATGTTCACATCCAGTTGGATATTCAGAATCAGTATATTTACCTAAAATTGTCAATGCCTTAATCAAATTATTCATTATTCTAACCCACTTTCAACTTTCATTCTAAAAAATTGCCTGGCTTCTCACCAGGCTTGAATGGATCGCGCCATTTCGGTCTAATTGATTTATCGGACAATTAGAAACCCGGTCTATTCCTCCGTAATCATAGTCTTAGAACGTCTCCTAAGATACTTTGACCATTGGATATAGACACTGTGATACAGCACAGCAACTGTGGCAAGGACACCGATTTGGAGGATTCATAATTCTCGCCAAATCATCATAGGAACCCTACTCGGCATCCTTAGGGACTTACACCCATATTGCAGTTAATAGGCTGCTCCTAGTCGAGATGAGAGGATTTGAACCTCCAGCCCCTTGGTCCCAAACCAAGTGCGCTACCAGATTGCGCTACATCTCGAAAATGGGTTATCATACATACTTTCGTAATATACGATAACCCTACACCGAATTCCACGGTGCTCGACTTTTTTTAAAGCGGTTGTGTCGTAATTCCAATCCGCTTCTATCTTTTATTATTAAGGATAAAAAATAGAAAAAATCCTATATTGACATGAATTATCATGTGTGTGCTCCACTCTGCCTGATTTGCTTTTGTGTCCTAAAAACAAACCAATTAATCCATGTCAATTACCATAACCGAATCTCTTACCAATAACCAAATCTCTTTCCTCTTCTGTCCAAGACCATGTCAGCTTGCACTCATTCACGCCACTCCCAACTGCAACATTCTTACAGTGACCGGAAAGACTTGTTTCATCCTTATCATATGAAGGACACTCATGGTCATAAGCATCTGCACAAATGAGATAAACTCTTTTAATCACCCTAACCCTTCTATGATCTTTCTTATCCATCAATAACCTCTCAATATAAACAATTGTGGACTAGTCAGGATTCGAACCTGAAAAAGGTGGCTCCGAACCACATCACGTTATATCTATGGTAATTACTCCATAGCTATCCGGCTCCTCACTGCAGATATGCCGTCAGAGTCTGTATGAACTCAACGCCAACACTTACGTCCTAGATTGCCTCTGAACCCTTCTGCATGCGTCTACCATTCCGCCACTAGCCCAAATGTTGATATGGATACTTAAAAGCGGCGCTTCACCCATGTGGATTCATGTTGATTCACCATCCATATCAACTTTGAGGGGATACTCGGATTCGAACCGAGAGCGAGTTTTAACGGAAGCCACCTCACACTATTTCGTCAAATAATCAAGAATGACTAGGAACACATAGCTTTCAGTATTAACCCACAAATTATTTATCCCTATCCTTTACGTTAAAGAACCATAAACAATTAGCAACTTATTAACTATGTCTCGCTGACCATTTCCGATGTGTCCCACCACATCGTATCCCCTTAATATATTGGAACCGCCGAGATTCGAACTCGGGTCCATCCTAGCATCAAAATACCACTCTTTTTCTACATGCTTAGTCTATTTCAATAATTTGTATACAACAATAGACAACCATATACAAATTTTTTCATAGTATATTTCGCCACTCATTCCCTATGATAATGGTAGCTATCCCATTAAAAATGACGCCCTATGCCTACATGGGCAATCGACAATCGGACGGATTAGGCAGCTTCGGCCAAATCAGGATAGTTGTTTTTGGCAACTGTAGTTGAATGTCCTTTTTAACCCGCTGAACACACAAAGCGGGACATGCACAGTATCTATCTCACTGAATGTCGAAACCAAATCGGTCCCCAATATCAACAAATCATATTCAATTTTCAAAGAACAACTCTAAACTATTATCATTGATCAGAATTCCGGAATAGAATTAGAATAACCGTTTTCGTTTGCCCAATCTCTCAAGTCTTCTTCATCATACTCATTAACCTTGACATTTTCAATGGCCCAATTTTTCAAGGCTTGTTCATCAAACACATCCTCTGGATTCATATTTGATTTTATCCACCCCAAAACCTCCTCAAGGATATTCTCTCCAACTATATCATGTATAAATTTTGAATCCTGTTCATATGTTGTAGTCATCGAAAACTCCTTGTTTTAGAACCATCATAGCCCCAATCTCAATAAGAATATTGACACACAAATATTGATTCGTCAACTTTTTTTATCATTTTCTTCAAGACCCAAGCCGCGTTCAATAATGCTGTAATCTTTCACAGAAAAACCGTTTTTCTCAAAATGTTCCAAAAAACAGTTATACATAGGATTATCAGAGCAAGAAAAATAATCAACCATTATCATACCTTTCTCTGGCCAAGTATGAAGTGATGCGTGACTTTCAGATAAAATGACAACTGCACTAAAACCAACCGGATAAAATGGATATTCAACAGATCTCCGTATGTGTGCTCCAGATACTTCACAAGCTCCATGAAAAACTGAAAGGATCTCATCATTAGACATAAGACCACTATATTTTGCTCTAAAAATCAAATGATCCATTACACCCTCTTTCATATTAATAATATTTTTATCTACGAGTTTCTTAAATTTTCAACAAGAAGTTTTATTCTTGACGATATTTTCTTTTCTGCAGCATATTGTTCATCTTGGCTTTCTGGTTCATCTCCCATAATCCCAATAAACTGACCCATTTTTACACCAAGAACATCAAGTATAATCTCGTCATATCCACTCCTTGATACACAATAGTAGCTAGGAACCTCCTCAACACTTGAATCAACTCCAATCCTTGCTATTCTTGTCTCACATTGTCCATGAACAGCTGGAGACCAATCTAGCTCTGAAAAAGCAGTACATGTTGCTCTATATTGTAATCCGTCAATACCAGAAGCGGATCTTAAACTCAAAATAGCTACATCAGTATCACCATTGCTAAACTTTCTTATCGCATTATCTTTTTGAGATTGAGTTTGCATACCCGTTATAAATGCTGGCTCATATCTTGCCAATGATTCTTTTAGTATCTGGTGCACAGCATGATGCCAAGCATAAACGAGTGGTTTTTCTCCAGCTTCTATTAATGAGGCAACAAATTCTGCAACATATCTGGCCTTAGCTATTCCAGCCGCTTGCCTAGTTTCACCTTCTATTTCTCGAGCCAATCGACCTTTTTCAGTAAACGATGCTGCTAACCATACCTCTGATTTCCGTTTTGCCATCTCGATGAGTTTTTCGTATAATTCATCATCTTGCTCTAGATCTTGAATGTGTCGAATAACTTTTGGAATATCTAACTGAACATTATCATATTTTCTTCTTAATAATATTCCTTCTCTCACCAAATGACCATGGAGAGCTTTTGGATCCTTTACAAGTTTCGATCCATATCCATCACACCATTCTCTTGAAAAAGCTTCCTGTGAACCAAGACAGTTAAAATCTACAGCATTTGTAACTGACCATATTTCCGAACCATATCCATATACTGGAGTACCAGACAAACCATATACATGCTCAGCTTCACCAGATAGAACAGAAGCTGCTGAATATTTTTGGGTACCAGTGTGACGTAACTCTTGAACTTCATCAAATATTACTATCTTATATTTTTTTCTTAATAATTCTTCCTGCCACCATCCCAAAAGACCATAATGAATAATCGAAAACGGTAAATTAGGTATTGAATATGGTTTTCTTCCTCTGAGTATTGGTGCTAAAGCCTTACCTCTTTTAACTGATATATCAAAATCATTATCAAATAATTTTTTCTGATAACCACTTGGTAGGTCAAATAGGGCCCCAATAGCTCTTTGCCACTGAAGTTGAATATGTGCCTGACACACTACCAGACACGGATACATACCAGCTTTTGCTACAGCACCAAGAGCACTCCAAGTTTTTCCAAGACCCATACTATCGCCAAGAATAACCCTCCTGTTGGAAGTCATAAAAGTTACAGCTTCCTCTTGGTACTTATACAGTTTCCCAAGAAACTCAGAAGGTGGCTTAGTTGGCTTAATATTATCTCCAGATACTAAACCAAACCATTTATCTATTGCAATATCCCTCGCTCTTTTTAATTCATCACCACAATGAATATTTAGAGGAAATCGCATCATCAACCAATTAAGATCCGAAACCTCCCTTGGTGATTTCCCAAATACCAGAAACCCATCTGTTCTATAAATTTGCGCACCAGGAAATATACGTTTCGCAAATTCAAGCATAACAGGTTCACCTGATAAACAAAACCTACCTTTCTTAAAGTACAAATCACCATATTTATATCCAACATTACTAGGTTCTTTTAAATAATCAGGAAATTCATCAACCATTACGACAATGGACCCTTCTCTACCTTACATAAATACACTTCAGACCAATTATTTCTAAAATCATCATATAACCTTTCGGCCTCACTCTTATATTCACATGGATAAAACTCAGGTGGCTTTGAATCAATTTTCAAAATTACAATCCACTTTATCTTCATTTCCACATATCCTTAATGGCTTTTATTTCATCATATATTTTCGATATACTTTTAGTCATAGATACTATTCCTTCAAACATCAGTACCATATTTTTTTCCACTTCATGCTGTTTATCAAATAAGGCATCAAAATTACCAAGCAATTCAGACACTCCATCAAATGTTGTTTCAGCCAAACCTCTTTCATAGGCTTCAACCTTATCAATCGTTTCTTGCCATCTATCTGTTCTATCTGTTCTCTCTTCCTGTTTCATTTTATCATATCTACGCTTACATGCCGATCCTGTCACACCAATACTATCCCAAAGTCTTCCAGCTACAGCATCCCAAGCGTTCATATCAGAGTAGCTTTTACCTTGGTTTCTAAAATGCTCAAAAATAGGCCCACATTTTTCTATCTCTTGTCTCAACAATTCATCGTCTCTATCTGTCCATTGGTGACATTTCTTCATCTTTCAACCTCCATGCGAACTCGAGTTCGCTATAGTGATACTCCCCAGTTCGAAGACAACGATACATAATATACTCGTTTACCATTTGCTTCTTTTATATGACTAAATAACCCTCGTTCAGATACGAGGACAATTGAACTGACCTTTTCGCTTTCCGAATATCTTATCAACTGATTTGCTACTAATTTGGAATTGGGTTTTCCTCTTTTTATTTCAATAGCTATTCCGCCATCAATTAAAATATCAACTCTACAATGCTTCCCAAGCTTTACTTCACGAGAATATTTTATTCCATGCTCAATTAGCTTAGCTTCAATTTCAGATGTTACGTCTGATTCAAGCAGAACTATCCCTATTTTTATCGTTTTCAATATCGATAGGATATTTTCTACAGACATCAACAAACCATTCGTTCAACTTTTCAATTTTATTACCTAAGCAATGTAGCCTAGCATCCAATCCAGTCCACACAATATAGCACCCCCTATCCAAATCCCAAATACCATTTTCATCTATTTTTAATAACATATCTATATTCTTTAAGGATTATAAATGTGAATATCCAAATCTGGAATAACATCTAAATATTCTATTATTTTATTTCTAACTATATTCCAATCTAACCCACCAAGGCCACATCCCAATGGAGGAATGGCAATTGAATTAATCCTCATTGATTTAATGATCTTAACTAAACTAGTTAAACCATCTTCTATATCACGAAGTACTGAATTATCTCTCCAATGACGTTTTGTAGGAAAATTAATAATGATTACATCATCAAATAAATCATCACTAATCCAAACAAAAAGTTCACCTGGAACAACCTTATTCAAACTACATGCTTTCTTATATTCCTCAAAATTACCTGGATACATTTTTTTGAATTGAAGCGCTAATCCCTTACCCATTACACCAACACAATTTACTGGATTCACTAATGCATCAACACCAGCATAAAATAAATCTTCATTATACTTATCAATAATCATTATTAATCATCATCAATGTCTTGTGATATTTCATTCAATTCAGAATTATCATCCAAATTATGTATAGTTCCACAATTTTTACATCTCAAAAATACAAAAGTGTTTTTCATCCTAGACATTATTTTACCAATTTGAATATCATGTTCGAATTCATCGTTCTTACCACAATTTCCACATATAATATGCAACTTAGCAACAACCATTTTAATTGTTTCCTCATAATTTAAAAGACAATGGTCTTATTTTCAGTTTTCTTACATGTCCATCCATATTCATAAAGCATGGTCTAGAATCAAAATGCAAATCTACATCATCAAAATCAACCAATGTTGCACTAATCCACAATCCAGCATTTAAAACTCTCTTTCTAGAATTACTATCAGTTGTCAAATCACCCAATTCAAAAAATCTTCTATATGCTTCTTCCTCTGTTAATCTTGGTGCATTTCTTCCCCAAAGCATAAACTCATTACTAATTATAGAGGACCACTCAAAATACTTCATTTCATATCCAATTTTGAAATTATCTCATTAAAATCATTATCATCTAATAAAACATAACGACCAGTTTCTATTCTTGTCAATTCAGTTCCACTAATACCAAGCATACCAGCAGCTCTACGAAGAGTTATACCCAATTCTTTTCGTTTTTGTCTTATCAATGCCCCACCATTATCATTTTTCCATCTTGGATATAATATCAGTTTAAATTCTCCACCTACCAATACATAATCAGTGTGAATATCATATTCATCTAATCTCTCACCTTCACTAAACCTATATTTCATCTTGTATAGAAACCCCTGTTTCTATGCTTATATGCTATAGAATATTTTCTTGAATCCAATAAATTCTTAACATCACAACCAAGCGCCCTTGCTATCAAATGAACCTTTGGCTTC